GGAGTTCACCTTCAAGTTGTCGTCGAACAGTACCAAGCATCTGCTTATGTGTTGGGAGTCCCCTTTCACCCATACCAGACGTTTCTAGATACTCAGTTCTCGCATCGTCTAAAAATGCATTTACAGTCGTTTCATTATGAGGAGTTGCATAAAGGCTTTCAAAAGTTACGGTTCTACCGTTATACTCACCCTCAAAGTTTAGGAGAACCCCTAAGAACCCGTTTGCTATATTATTTTTACTAAACTCTGCATCCAGTTTTTCAAGGGTCTCCATCCCTCTCATCTTATTGTGATAAGCTACCTCAATATCACCAAGTTGATGCTTACCTTGTGAGTTGTAATACTCCCTAAGTTTTATCTTACCTTCAGCACTAGCTTTAGCATACTCTTCCAGGTAACCCATTTCCGTTAGTTTCTTCTGAGCATCTGAAGCTTCTGCGTGAAAGCTTTCAGCGTAGGCTTTCGTCTGCTTCTGTTCTTTGGCTTCAGCTGCAGCCTTTTCTTCCCCAGCTGTCGCAATCGTTTTTTTGATAACAGCACTACCAACACTTGTAGCAAGATCAAGTAACCCCTTTCCTAGGATTGAATCCAACCCTTCTACATGCCTATTTACTCCAGCATCTTTATGCTTTATCTCATTGTTATATTCTACAATCTTCTGTATTTCTGCCCTATTATCCATGAAGGACTTAAAGTTCCTTTCTCTCCTTCTCTTCTCAGCCTCATGTTTACTAATCTTAGCGTCGGCATATATACTACGCCAGTTTTTCTCTAGTTCTGAGTTCCTAGACATATACTTAGACTGACGTTCAGCTTCTCTAAAGTCGCTATTTATGACAGACTGTATATCTATGTTTATTTGATTATCAGAGAATCGTTCTTCTCTTGTAAAGCCTTGAAATGACATAATTACTAATTGTTAATTCTTCCGTAGAAGTTCTTCATAAGCTTGAGTGATGTACTTTTGTAGTACATCTAATTTTATTAGTAGTATCCCATCTACTGTCGTAACAGCATCTGGGAATAGTTGTTCTTTACTACATCATACCACCAAATCCAGCACTGGCTAGTGAAACAAATGCATTAACTATCATAGCTGTATCTTGTGCTCTTCCTTGAGCAGCACCTACTCCTCCAGCAGCTGCTCCTTTTCTAACTTCAGGTAGTTCCGTAGGTAGCATAGGATCCATCAAGATAGCTCTAGGTAGTTCTAAAGGTTTAGGAGGCAATGGAGCGAATCCAGGCTCTGCCATCCTCTTAGCATCTGCTGCTAAGTTAGCACCATACTCATCAAACTCTGACTTCTCTAACGCACGTCCATAGGCTGATCGGATACTACTTTTAGTAGCATCACGTTGTTGAGCACCTAAACCATATGCAAGATCAGCATAAGCACCTTTTGTGGTAAGTGCTGATTGAGCTAAAGCACCTTCTGCTTCACCGTAAATAAGACTTTTATCCAGTCCCATCATGGTTAAGTTATAAGCTGAATCACCTCTAGTTATCTGATCTACTAGCTGTGCTTGTGCTCTACCACCTGCAGCCATGATTGCTTGCATATTTTTATTAGCCGTTCTACCTGCTTGTCCTTTTGCTTCAGCACTTCCCGCTGCTTGCATTAGTTCAACAAGTTGTCTCTCACTACCAAAAGCAGCTTCTGCTCTCCTTTGCTGTTGTTGTAGAGTCGCAACCATTTGTTGCTGAGATATATCTGATCTTCCTTTAATTCTTCCAATATTTAATCCAGCTCTTTTCTCATCTATATCTGATTTAGTTTGACTGATATTAAGATCTGCTTCCATTCCTTGGAACTTTACAGCATCTAATCTCTCGCCCTGAACAGCAGCAGCAGACTTATCAGCCATTCCACGAGCATATTCATTTAACTCTACTTGTGCTCCAAATAGTCGTTCGGATTTATTGTAGGCTGCTACTTGAGAGTTGAATTCAGATACTCTCTGCTCAACTTCATGGTCCCAAGCTCTCATGGCAGTGGTTTCTTGCCATAGTGTCTGCTGATTTAGATTCCTTTCTTGTATTGTATTACCAAGGACAGCATCATTATAAGATAACTGTGCGCTTTCCGTCGCGTAGTCGCGATTATCATTAGCAGAATCGTATGCTATCTCTACTTGTTCATCCCATCTTTTGTCAGCTGCTTTACCTGCCTTTTCACCGTTATTAAACCATCCCATAGTTTACTCTCCTAGTTTGTTAATGTCGAAGTCTTCTCCTAGTAGACCGAATGTTTCTCTAACTTTCTGATCTACTAATTTCATTTGATCTACACCTTGAGTTAATAGAGCGACCAAACCTATAACTGCTTGATAGTCTCCTCTCCATACATGGCTGAATACTCTTTGTTCTAAATTACCTTTAGTCCATCTATTAGCAGCCATCCAGGCGTTATAAGCAGTTATATGCTGTGAAGTCAATTTATCTTGATGGTGGATAAAGAACCTGTTAGATGGTATCCCAATAAGTAAATACTCTATAGCATCAAAAATATCTCCGCGTGTAATTGGAAAGTCGCCATCATAGACATCATCTAGAACACGATATACATGACCAAGCATACGCAGGTATTTATCAGCTTCTTTGTTTTTACCGCTAGCTAGTTTGATTAGTTCATCACTTTTTACTGCATCTTCTTCTCGTTCTTTTTGTGTGGACATTAGGTTCTTCTATAGAATCGTGGTGAATACTGCCCTTCCCACATCATTGATGTAAGTGAGACAGGGAATGGAGAGTTACTAAAGACTCTCACGTTAAAGTTTTCTGAGCGTTGATGTATAGGTAAAGTGAATACATTATCTTCCACTAATGGTACATCATCAGCTAGGTATTGACCTGCTTCTGAGGATGGTTGTACGTCATACCAAGTGTCTGTAGTGATTGCTATCTTCTGAGGTAAAGCGTTAATCAAGAATGTAGCGGATATAGTACCTCCACTGATAGTTATAACTTCATTTTGTTTATAACCAGTACCTTCATCATAAAATGTTACAGCAGTAATAGCTCCATTAACTACAGTTGTATTAACTTTTAAACCTGTCCCACTACCACTAGAAGTTGTAGAAACACCTACAGCAGCTGTGTAACCAGTACCTCCAAATAACTGCTTTACTGTATGACCCTTAGGAGCTGTATTAAACGTAACTGTACTTGTAGTATCAGTAGTAGTAAATGTATAATCTGTCGTTGTAGCACCATCTAGGGTTACCCTAATACCATTCTCTTTCTTTAATACAAAGGGAACAGTGAATGCATTAAGGGAATCCTGTCCTGTAAATTCAGCTAGTGGCCCTCTATAACCTTTACTCTTTACTTTAAATGCTAGCACACTAGAGAGGCCTACAGCAAACTTCATACGTGCAATAGTTAAAGCAGCAGTGTAGTCATATTGTGAGCCATCAGGACTAAGTTTATAGTATGTCTTAGGTAGTTCTACATCATAATTATATTTATACCCTACAATTACATCAGAAGTTATTGTAGCAACATCAAATGTAAGACTGGCTCCGCCGCCACTACCTAATTTACTATCAGTAACTGTAAAGGTTTCATCTATCGCATAACCCTCACCTGTAGCAGTAATTGTAATTGCAGCTGCTCCACTACCATTTATGGTAATACTAAAGGTAGCTCCACTACCACTTCCATCGGTAGTGTAATCATCAACTCCTATAGTGTATGTACCTGCAGTTCTAGAACCATCAGCAGCACTTATAGTGTCAACTGTACTTAACGCAGTTAAGTTAGATATATTTTTATTAGGTACTTCAAAGTAAGGTGAAGAAGTAGCATGTGTTTGACCAGTAGGTCTGTCTGGTGTGATGGTGAAACCTGATTCTGTTACACCTGCAAAGTTAGTAGTACCGTTACCTACAATGAGAAGTACTGGTGTTAAATTTTCGTTATCTTTCATCCCCGTAGGTAGATAACATTTAGTTAACTCGTTGGTAGAATCATAAGTCATGGAACTTACAGCTCCATATAGATCCATATGTGGATTTACTCTTTGACCATCACTAGTTTCAATAATCTTTTCTTCTGGAGTCTGTGTCAGGCTAGCGCTGATTAGTGTATATTTACCTTTATACTCGACTACTGACCACATAGTGTCGGAATCAATAGAAGCATGTTGTATATTACCCGGTAATTCCCAGTTAAACCATGACTGCATTAACACTTTATCACCTACAGAGTAGGTCTTAAAGATATACATCTTATTATCACCTACATATGTAGAACTGTTGTCTCCATATAAAGCAATTAGTGAGTTCTGTGGACTAGATAATAAGCTATTAACAGTGTCAGGCACCCATTCAGAAACGATCTTACCAATATCCATAACTACAGGGCTCTCTTCAGAACCTCTAGTCTGCATACCAAAGATACGTGTATAACTAGGTGTCTTACTTACAAAAGTAATCGATGTACCTACATCAACTGGATCTATTGTAGAGTCCACCTCATAGTTAGAGATGCCTCGTATAACTGCTGATGAAGGAGTTAATATCTCCGCATCAGAGAACATTATAAACTGTTGATTCTTACTGAATAGGATTAAACCTTGAGCAGATGGTATAACTGCATGTAATACAGCAGGTCTGATACTTGAACAGTTGATGTCAATTGGATCAGAGTCTGTTGCCGTTAAAGCTGAAGTGTAGTAGAAGTTAAAGAAGCTATTCACCTTACTCATAGATACATTATCTTTAGTAAGGAATCCTAATCTATTGTTATGGTAGAATGCTTGCTGAATCGTAGCGCCTACGAAGCTGGGATCAGAGTTAGTAGTTAAGTCTCCTACTGCTCTATCTTTCCAAGCTAGTGTTGATTGATCTGCTTCCTTAGGTTGTCTGAATACAAACGTATTAGGAGAACTATTGAACAACTCATGAGGCAGCGTTGCTGCATTCATACCTGTTGATACTGTTGGGTCTACTGTTTCCTCCCAATTACCTTTACCAGATGTACCAGTATTAGCAAAGAACTTGAGCCAGAATGTATCATTAGCACCACCTAAAGCAACGACTTTAGCTAACCTTCCACTTGTAGATTCAGCTGGTAGATCTGCTTGAGTTCTAACCTGCTCACTGAAACTATCAATATGGATACCACCTTGACTATCAGTTGTTGTTAGTTCAAAAGCTGCATAAGGTGTACCTGAACCAGTGGTCTTTAATGTTAATTCTAAAGAAGCGTCTAATTGATCGACAGTTAAAGTATGACCAGGTATGTTTAGATCTAATAAACCAGCATTATATGGAGCGGATCCTCCACCCTTCAACATGTCTAATATTCTTTTAGCAGTGTTATACTTCTCATCAGAAGGGTTTGATGAAGAGTCTGGTGCTGTTAAATCTTCTGCATTAATGGTAGTGAAGCTGACAGGATAGTTTGTACTACCTACCTTCAGATTAACTTCGTATTTAATACTGTATGCAACTGTTTTAAGCCGCACTGTTCCTTTAGATTTAGCTACATAATCACTATCCACTGTTTTAGCTGTTACAGTCTTAGTCTTATTAGTGATGATAGATGTATCTTGTACTGTTAATACATCGTAGTTATTACGAGTTGTATCCAGGTATAACTTAGCATCAGCAGGACTGGATTCAAAAGTAACTGTGCAAGCTGTACCATCTTTATTCCAAATTCTAATAGGTGCTGCAGAATGATTAGAATCATCTTTATCTAATATACATCCTATGTATGTTTCTAAGTTATCTCTTTTAATAAAGAACCACTTAGCATCTTTTAGTTCTGGATTAGTTCCAGAAGAGGGTGTGTATATATTCTTAATGAATTTAAAACCTGGTCTCTTCATCAATCCAAAGGTTGGATCTGGGTAAGCGTTGAGACAATCTCTCACTTGACCAGGTTGCTTCTTTTGATCTGTTTGTTTCGATACCCCTCCTAAGAAGTTAGGGACTGTTTGAGTTACTGCTGCCATTATCTATAAAGTGCGTGATAAGGTTGATAGCTGTTATAATAGTTCTGCCCTTTAGTATGTCCAAAGAATGTATAATCACCTTGCTGGGTTTCATACTCTAAGGCCATAGCCCTTGTGTAAGCTTCTCTCTGTTGGAGCATCTGGTACTGCCCACCATCTCCTACAATACGACTAGAGACGATTACAGCCGCCCTAGATACAATGTAATCTTGAATAGGAATTGGTAAGTCAACCCAATCAAATAACCAGGTTACATCTAACTTTAAGTTGTCTGCCGTATCATCCTCTTTGATATCAAAGGTGTGGTTATATTTATCGTATAGTTTACCACTCCTTCTTACAACATTCTTATCGCCAGCAGCTACTCTACTGGAGACATTGCCTGCTGCAAGATCTACTTGCAACATGTTGTTAGGAATGACGTACTGTTTATTTGTAGTAGTTTGTGGGTAGTCATATTCTGTATTGAAGGACCAGCCTTCTGCCTGCACTTCTCGTGACACTGTTAGCAGTGTGTCGTAAGCAATCGCAACGTCCGGGTTGGTTTGGTCGAGTGTAGTGACAGGCGCCTGACCAACTGACGCTAGTATTTCATTGACTGCTGGTAGTTCTTTTGCAGCGTTAGTGGTAGGAATTGGCATAATGTATAAATAAAAAAAAGGGAGACCGAAGTCTCCCCGTGTATAAGACTAAAGCTAATTAAGAAGCGTTAGCAGGATATGTAGCTCCGAATGCAGCAGGCTTAGTTGTTGTTCCAGCGAACAATTCAACACAAGCAGCAGGATTCAAGAAGTCTGCGCCCATAGCCAAGCGGCCAAGGATCACGTCACCCTGATAAACTACAGAAATGTCGCCACTGGTTACTTGAACCTGAGGCCCCATTGCTTCGACACAACCAGCAGCTTCTTTCTGGAAGATCAAACCACAAGTATTGGCAAAGCTAGAAGCTTGGCCGTACTCATTGTTTACACCAGATACAGAAGCTCGTGCATCTTCAATTCCTTCAGAAGTGAAAGAACCAGTATTACCTGGATCCAAAGTTGCTGGATCAGTACCAGCAGTTGGGCTAGAAGATGGTGCGTACTTAGTACCGTACTGGCTGAAGAAAGGTGCATTCATAGATTTGTAAATCTTAATGCCTGCAATTTCCATGATTCCCTGTCCACCTTGCAGTGCTGAACCTTGTACATCACGGTTGATTAGGTTAGATGTAGCGACATCTTGAATCAACGCATAATATTGCCTAGGGTTCAATACAGCACAGCGTCCGTCACCACTGACTCCTTTCTCGTCAAGTGCTGCAGCTGCATCATAGAATGCAGTTACTAGTTTACCGGAATTCAATGCATCATCTGCATCAGATCCAGCACCAACTTGAATCTGTGTTCCACCTGGTTCAATGAAGTTAGCCTTCGTGATTGGTGAAGCGATACGTGCGCCTTTAGCGATAGCACGGAAGATCAAACGGTCGTACTTTTGTGCCAATGCATACCCGATTTTCTTGGAGATTTCTCCACGAAGTTCGTAGTGAGCAAGAGTCTCATCAAGCTCATATACGAATGCACTTGAGATTAGAAGATCATCAATTGTGATCGTCTTCTCAGCTACAGGAGGAGCACCGTCACTGTTACCTAGGATCGATTGTCCAGGAACATGGTACTCAGCCGTGGTGCGGCCAGTGTAGATGAACTGTAAAGATTTGCCGTTCTTAAGTGTACGCTTCGTGATCAAGTCACGAGCAATGGCATTCCGTTGGAAGCCTTTAAACATCTCACCGCTAAACAGCTTGAGATATAGAGCCCTTGAGTCGCCAGTCGAGTTCGATTGACCCGGCCTGGTTAGATCAGCAAGAGGCTCATTACTATTCTGATGGGCCATTGTTAATTAAAAATAAATGTATTGTTTATGTTCTCAGCTGAAATTGTTGATCAATTTGTTTGTGGTCTTTCCCACCGTCTAGACGGCAAAAGGTATCCTCGTAAGGGCTAATGCCAATTGGGAGAGAGTCCGACTCTGAGGTGTTCTCTCCCTATTGTTACTCCTTAGGCTCCTCTTTAGGAGGAGTTGGAGAATAAGGAACCGGATGTGCTGGGTTCCCTTTATTCTGATGTGACATTTTATTATTTAACTGGCCATGTTATTTGCATAGCCATTACTAACATTAATGTAAGAAAACTTACATATAATATAGCCATCTAGAAGTTCCATTTAACACCAGCTTTGGTGCCGTAGTTATTAGTATCTGCATCAGATGTAGCGAACGCTAGCTCACCATAGACTGATACATTTTCAGAAGCTGCTACGCTTCCACCGATCTTACCTGACAGTTCAGTATCACTGTCGCCACCATTAGCGGCTTGGATCTGAGGACCACCTTGAATGTAGTAACCTACATTACCAGCAGTACCTTCATAACCTACGTGTAGATCAGTAGCTGATCCAGCCCAATCGGACCCAGCCCAGCCGCTATTAACTTCTACGTTTGTATATGGTCCAGCGATTGCAGGTGTCGCAGAGAGAGCGGACAGTGTGGCAAGTGCAATAAATGATTTCATTTTAAATAATTTAATAAAGGAATAGTTTTTGAGTCACCTACCTTTAAGGTAAGCAACTCCACGGTAAACAAGTTTGGCTTGCTTCTCAGCTTGCTGTTGCTCTTTTACTCGTGCTCGCAATTCTACGGCTTTCATGTTTAACTCCATAGCTTAACTCCCCGTTCCATGAGTTAAGTAACATGCGCTCCTTTCGGAGTGAACGGATGTTTGTTTTGTTTAGAACAAGCCAGGGATTAGCTGGCCTG